TCAACGACACCATAAGGAGAGAGTTCTTGCAATGGTGTCCGCAGCACTGGATCAAGCGTATGCCCTCCAGAGACGACAACACGCTCGTGTTGAAAAACGGCTCGACTGTGAACTTCAGATATGTTGCTCAACGTGGGAAGGAAACAGAGGAGAGCAAGTCAAATCTTCTGTCAGCTACATATGACTGGATCATCGTGGATCAGTTAGAGGACCCAGAGTTCAGTCATAAGGACTTCATGGACCTGATGGGCCGTTTGCGTGGTGGCGCTGAGTATGTTGGTGATGATGCAAACATGCCAAAGACTGGCCCCAAGTGGTTCATCGCTACGCTCAACCCGACAAGGAATTGGTGCTACCGAGAGATTGTCAAGCCACTGCATGACTTCTACCAACGTGGTGTTGTCGGCGACAAGTTGCTGTGTGAGGTGGACCACGATGGAAATCCCATTCTCACAGATGGAAGACCTACCCCACTCGTTGAGTTGCATGAAGGGTCAACGTACGAGAACGTGGACAATGTTGGAGAGGATTACATCCGTGGAATGCTCGCCACCTACACAGGAAGTATGCGTGAGCGGTTTGTATTCGGACGATGGGGAGCACTTAGCGGACTCATTTACCCTCAATTCGACGAGACGATGCACGTCCTTCACCATGAAGATGTTGTCTCACACTTGCGGCTTCTGCGGGTGTCAGGCTTTCAGCCTACATTCATGGAAGGATACGACCACGGACTCAGCAGGCACAGTTGTTACGGACTGTTTTACGCTGATGACGACGGCAATGTGTTTCTGCTCGATGGCTTCAGAATTGCAGAGCTTACCGTCGCCAATGCGTCGAAGCGTATACATGAGATACGTGCTGAGTATCGCATTGAAGCAAATGAAGTCGGCCTCGTCTATTCCGATCCCGACGTCTTTAGAAGAAAAACTGGCAATGCTCGCACAGTCGGTGAGACCGTCGCCACACTCTTCGAGGATGAAGGCATCCGAATGCAGCGTGGCAACAATGACATCGCATCAGGCATTGCCAAGAACTGGCAGTATCTCGCAGTTATGCCAGCCCACGACCACCCACTCACTGGCCTCAGACCATCCCCACACTTCTTTGTTTCCGATAGATGCGAGTGGTTCATCGACGAGATAACCGAGTACTACTTCCAGCGTGATGGTAGCGATGAGACAACTGATAAGCCTGTTGATCGCAATGACCACGCTATGGATATGTGGAAGTATGCTATGTCTTCACGGCCTCGGTTGGCTAAATTCGTTGGTAAGCCTAACAGGCCACCTGAGTGGATGATGTGGCATGAGATTGAACGGAATGAGCAGCGTAAGGCTAAGGCAAGGCATCTAAGAACATGAGCGATAATCCATTCCAGCAGTCTGATGACCAACTCAATGCATCAGCAACGGGTAATCCTGACCTTGACAATGCATTGGCACAGGCAGGAGTGGGTATTGATACTCCGCAGGAACCCGCTGTCTATAAGGCGATGCCAGATAGTCGCATTCCGGTGTCGAACAAGCGTGGTCCGCTATGGCGCAGTCGTCGTGATAGCGCCAAGAAGCTGATGCAGAATTTGGTGGATGCATGGGATGAAGCCATCAACTACTACAATCACGACCAACAGGACCACCGTGATGGTGTTAGTTCGGGACTTCGATCGAGATGGGGCAACGTTTCTGGAAACCGTAACATTGCTCGTAGACTCAATGAAATGTTCTCAAGCACCGAGAACATTGTATTCTCGAATGTCAATGCTCAGATACCTGAGTTGTATGCCAAGAATCCAACCATCTCAGTGACGATGGAGCCTGGTGTCGAACAGGCCAGTCAGGGTGCAACGAATGATTACGCCCGTGCTATTGAGCGGCTCATCACCACACTGTTTGGAATGAAGAACGCTCCAGGTGTGAACATCAAGCCAAAGGCCAAGAAGAATGTGCTGATTGCATTGTTGACCAATCAGGCTTGGTTCGAGGTTGGCTTTACAAAGAAAGACAAGTCCAGTGAACAGGCAATGCAGGACTTGCTTGCGTTATCGCAGCAGCTTGAACAAGCGGACGATGACGAGGATATACGTGAAGTCGAGCAGAAGCTGGTTGCCCTCGAAGAGAAGATTGAGTTTCTACAACCATCTGGCCCATATGTGAGAGTGCGACTGCCGCATCAGGTCCTTCGCGATCCGCATGGCAATGACCCGTATCTGTCGGATTGCAACTGGATCATGATTGAGGACATGCTGCCGACGGAATACATCAATGCAATCTATGCCGAAGAAGATGAGGACAGTGAAGAGGCTGTCTCCATTTATGAGCCAACGCATGTCCTCAATTCAGGCACGCCCGGTAGTGATGACATGGAGTTCTCACCGTGGGCTATCGAAAATGACTACAACGCATATGGTTACACTGATCGCAATACGTTCTACAAAGCATGTCTCACAAAGGTTTGGTACGTATGGGACAAAGTTACACGCCGGCTTGAGATGTACGCTGATAACGATTGGTCATGGCCGATTTGGGTTTGGGATGACCCGTATCAGTTGCAAGGGTTCTTCCCTCTTGTTCCATTGTGGTTCCACGACAATCCCGTTGCAGTGTATGCAAAAGGAGAGGTTTCATACTATCTGGACCAACAAGACCAGATCAATGAGATCAATGATGAACGCCGCCGTGCACTCTATTGGGCACGCCGTAACTTGTTTTATAACAAGAACTCCGGGCTTACACAAGAGACAGTTGATCGCATACTGAAGGGTCCTGATGCAACAGCTACACCGTTGGATGTGCCAGAAGGTGTTGATCCAGTCAAGATGATCTTCACCATCCCGCCGCCGAGCATGAACTTCATGCAGTTGTTTGACAAGAAGGACTTGTATGCATCAGTTGACCGTGTAGCCAACACCAGTGAGGTTGAGCGTGGTGGAGAGTTCAAAACCAACACTACAAACAAGGCGATCGACTACTATTCAACCCTCGGCAACATGCGAATGGATATGCGTCTCGATGCCATCGAAGACGCACTTGGCGATGTCGGGTGGAAGTTGGCTCAGTTGTGTATGCGGTTTATGGACGCGACCACAGTTCAACAACTCATCGGCCTGGATGTATCTGCGTTCTGGCGACCCCTCGACAACCTGCGCGACTACACACAGATGTCTGTTACGATTGTTGGGGGCAGCACCCAGAAATTGACCACACAGCAGAAGAAGCAAGAGGCTGTGCAAGTTGGACAAGTGTTGAGCCAGTATGTGAGAGCAGCACCAGCCACTGCATTGAAGGCTACACTTGACATGATGGGTAAAGCCTTCGATGACTTCATGATCACGAAGGAGGATTGGGACAACATCGAAGCTGAAGTGCAGCAGATGGCACAGTCCCAACAAGGTGGTGCACCAGGGCAGTCGAGTGGTGGGGGTCCCACTCCTGCTCCTACACCCTCTCCCGTAGGTGGTGCACCACAGGCAGGTGGTGGTGGAGTGGCACAGACTGTAGTGTCGGCACTGTCACAACTACCACCACCTGTTCTGCAAGCAATTGGTCAAGCACTGGCTCAAGGCATACCGCCTCAGCAAATCTTCCAACAGATGTTGGCATCACAAGCACGCCAAGGAATGCAGTAAATGAGTGGCACAGAAGACAGCATACTTAGTCACATCCCAGACTTCCAAGGAGAAGCAGACGATGGCCTTACTTCGGGTCAAGGCTCAACACCGTCGCAAGGTGGCGAGTCGCAAGGTAGCAGTAATGAAGGGCGTTCATCAGCACAACCTACTCAGGGCGGTCAGCCAAGCAGTGGAACTGACAATGCTCAGCAACAGTTTGTGCGACGCAGACACGATGGATTGGTCGAACAACCAAATGCTGAGAACCCACGCACCCGCGACCTTGTTGATCCCATCAGTGGTCGAGTTGTAGCACAGGGTGGTATTGAGCGTCGCATCTTTGAGGAAGGACAGCGTCACGCACGTGAGAACAATGCACTCAGGCAGCGTGTGACTGGTTTGGAGAATGCAGTCAGGGCAAGCAATGAGACAGTTCGTGAAGCTGCACGGCTGAACATCGCACCACAGGATCAGCTTATCGCATTGCGTGTGATGGCTGACTTCATGCGTGATCCAGTGCGGACACTTGAAGGTCTGGTTGCTGAGGTTCGCAGTAAGGGTTACAACCTTCCATTCTTGCAGCAGGGTGTCACTCCTGGCATGGACATGGACGCCATCAGCCGATTGATTGACAATCGGTTGGCTCCATTGACAGATCAGCGTAGGCAAGAGCAACAACTTCAACAGTATAGAGAACAGGCTCAACGTGATCTCGATGGCTTCCTGGCTGAGAACGGTGAAGCTCAAGCAAACCTTGACGTGTTGACTGAAATGTTGCAGGCTCAACCCGGCCTGCCGCTCCAACACGCTTGGACCAAAATGATACGGTGGGCACATGAGAATGGTCTCGACTGGACGCAACCATTGAAGCCGCAAGTAGCGGCAGTGCGCCAACAGCAGTCTACTCCACAACAGCAGACTACTCAGCCCCGTCCACTTCCAGGTCGGCGTAGTGTTGCACAAGCTGGTGCAACTCGCGTCAATGGTAGTGGTAATGGTGGTCGTCAGTTCAATGAGAATGCATCATGGGCAGACATCATCCGTGATGCAATGAATGAGTCTGGTGTTGTCATACAATGAAGGAGTAGAGAATGCCTGTTGGTACGATTGTCCCCGCTGTTGCAGACGTTCTGCACAGCACACTGACGAAGAGTCGGCGTAAGCTTGTGCTTGCATCGATCAAGTCGAATGCACTCATGGCGTGGGTATTCGCCAATGACCGAG